TGATCCTTCAGTTTCGCGCCCATGGTGTCCACTACGGCCTTCATTACCGCGTTGCACAGGCTTGTTACTGAGTCATCGCTTCGCATGGCGTCAATCGTTCTCGTCGTCTGCATGTTGTCTCCTTGGTGAAATGTTCGGGCAACCTGTCTCGTGACAAGCCTTGCCCATGATGATTACCACTTCGCATTGACTGCAACCGACGCGCATATACCACCGGGCATTTACGCGCTGGAGTGCGCTCTTGTCGAATCCATTGGCCTTATATCGTTCGATTGCTTCCTCCAACTGCTCTATCCTTTTCTTATGAGTCATCTGGTTCTCCTTTCTGTGGGGCCGGGGAAGCTGCTGCCTTCCCCTGTGGCCCGTTGTTCGTTTGTGGTGAATGAGTACCCTGCTCGATCAGTCGTTCATTACGATTATCGTGCGCGAGGCGTTCTCATTATTGTATATGGTGGTAATGTCGGTAGCCGCGGCCTGTGTGAACGTCTCAAGAATGTCCTCGTCTTGATTGACAAGCAGGAAGCGCACCGGCCACGTATTTCGGTCAACTGGGAACCGGATGTCGCTGGCGTCAACTATCACTGCCGTGCCACGGTAGGCACCGACCTCAAGAGCCATTGAGTACACGCGAAACGTCTGCGGCTTTGGCGACGCCGCAGTCGGTGTCACTGGTGCCACGTATATCCGCGCATTGGTGCTGTACACCTTGAAGTCCGATGCCCATTGAGAATGCGAGCGCGTCGTCTTCAGAAAAACAACCATGTCCGCTGGCTGGTTGCCGCAGTATGCAGCATCCGACTCGTGAATGTTACCGGCCAGATACTGATCCGCAATGCGCTGGCAAAGGGCTGTGTCGTGTTGCGCGTCCGTTACCATATGCAAGCCGACATTGTACCACCGGCCTTCACCACGGTGAATGTAGCAGTATAGGTGACCCGCTGGGGCTACCACCACTGCTCTGCGGCTACTGTCACTTGGGATATGCTTTGCTACTGCTGCTGTCGTTGTCGCTGTTCTCATCTTCGCTCTCCTTCGCCCCCTGTGGGGGCCTTTGTTATCGTCCCCCTGTGGGGACTGGGTTCTGGGGCCTATTGGCCTCAACACCACTATTATAGCAACTTCTATAGCGAATGTCAAGTCTGGCTGATTCTGGCTGTTTCACTGGCCCTACGACCTCCATGTATACTGGACAATGCTACCTGACGTTTACCCGTGGCCGTCGTGCTTTTTCCCCGGAAAATGCAACGGGCACGGATTTTCACCCGTGCCCGCTGAGTATACGACCGCGATGCTTTTCCTGAGTCTTACAACTCGGTCGGGATGTTGTTCACGGCGTTCGTGATGTCGGTCTCGTGAATGATGATCTGGTTCGTGATCTGGTCACGGGCACCGATGATATACTCGGCCACCGATGGCCACTTGCGTGATGCTGCAAGAGCAATCGCAAGCGTGATCGCAATCAGCCATGGCACGATCTTTTTCTGCAACCACCGCTTCACATATGGAGCGGCCTTTTTCAGTATCACTTCCCACATACATCTCCTATCGTTTCCTGTTACGAATCTTGCTCACGATCCTTTCAGCGACCCATTCGCTCACAATGGTCGTGGCAAACACTTTGTACCACATGCCCAGCGATTTCGAGTACATCATTTCCATGACTGCGCTCGCGCACAACGTCATGCAAAGAATGAATACGCACGCGGGCCTCACGTATGCACGTACATCATCTTCTGATGCCGCTGTCCACTCGCTGAGAGCTTGCAACGATTCGGGCTTGTCGGCTGGCATGGTCGTGCATTGCTTTCCGACATGCGAGCCATACTTCGGTTCGAGCCTGTCATCACTCATGGCCGTGCCATAGTCACGGAATGATACACTATGCTACCCACGTCCCACGGTAGCAGTATCGTGTCGGTGGTCGCTGTCACTGGAATATCGGCCACCAGCGGCACCAGCCACCAGCGTGAAACGCCGTACTCTTGATCGTAAACGTATGGCACGAGTCCGACTTCTGCCACCGTGGGCTGATACACCGAATCCACGATGCCGTCTAACCGGGCCGATACCCCTAACGCTGTCCCGCATCCTTGCAGCAGCATCAGGCACAACATGCACGCAATCGTCGCTATCGTTTTCACGGTTCTCCTTATGGTAGTCTGTCAATCAGTACAGCCCTATGATCGGGCCGAATTTTCCACGTCACTGTCATCATCGGAGACCGGGGCGGTGACTGCCGCCACGAGTCCGTATCTTCTGACCGCAGAAAGTCCGCGACCGTCTGCCGCAGTTCGTTCGCAAGGTGCAGTGCCTTGCCCTGTGGGCTGTCAATCTTCGAGCACGGTTCATAGGCCCGGCCTATCACATCGATTGCCCGTTGCGAGAATACCGACAACCCATCTGTATGCAATGTACCGTATCCACCGTGAGAGTAGTCACAGCAGTCGGCGAAAGCAATCTGCCGTGCGGAACATGCTGCGATCACGGCCACATTGTCCATCCCGGCGAACGCCTTCTGACAGGCAACGTCCGATTCTTGCGCCATGTCCTCATCGAACACGTCACCCACGGTCTTTGGTACGCCGGGCAGTCGTTTCTTGAATCCGCTGGCCTTCTTCGTCGCCCGACCGGCGAAGCATGCGTCCATGAGTATCGTTACCGCGCCACACCGCTTCTGCAATGGGGCAATGATCTGCTCTACATACTGATCGAGCGGGATGCAGTTCTCCTTGTTCCCTAACCACAAGTACCACGTCTTCTTGTCCCGCGACAAAAGCCCATGATGCGAATGATGCAGGATGGCATTGGCGCTGCCGTACAGCCTGTCTTTCGCAATCACAATCGACTGCATGGTCACCACGTCGCCAGTCAATACATCGGCCTGATATTGCCGCTCCTTGTACAAACGGCACATCGCCAGTACATCTTGGCGACATGCTGGCAACGGGCACTCCACTGATTCTGGGCCTACACCTAACACCCGGATGTCGGTTCGTGTTGTGCTTTTCATAGCTTGTTGCCTGCCCCACCGGCCACCTGCCCGATGAATGACATGATACCGCTTGCAGTGTTCCACATGCCGCCAAACAGTGAACCGAGCCAATCGCTGTTGCTTGTCTTTACCCGCATCACGATCTTGCCGGTTCGGGGATCATACGTCACTTCCCTCTCGATGTCTGCCGGGCCTTTACAGCATACCGTGCCTACAGTGAGAAGGCGAACCACGTCCGCTGCTGGATTCTGGTCATCCTCCATGAAGCCGTCTGCCGGGTCTTGTACATCTGGGTCAATCGTGGCCATGAGCCGGGCTTCCTTCGCCTGTAGCTGCCGATCTCTGCCACATAGGGCTGGTAATGCGCGTTCGACCGTGTTCGTCGTTTCTACAGGGTACTCGATCCACTGGGCACTCGACGTGGCCTTTGTCAATGCCGAGCATCCGCAGAAGCATAGCAAGCTCATGGCTGCTATGACCGACGCGGTGCATAGGCGGGGGGGGCGGTTATTGGTCATGCACTGTGGGGATGTTTCGTTCGTGGTCATAGCAGCCTCATTTCTGAAGTGATTTCACGTCGCTGGACACAATCAGATTCTTCAATGCCAATACCTGCGCAGCCATCTCGCGTACCTGCCTGTCACTGTGGCTTTCGATATATACTGCACTGAGTAGCAACGCCGCGATTATCCCTACCCCTACGGCCTTGACTGTTTTCCAGTCGCGCCGCTGTTTCACAAGCATGCCTATGACAGTATTCGCATACACGCTTGAGTCGATGTCCAGTGGATTGTCAGGCACGCCTAACACCTTGGCGATTCTGTCCACGCGCTCAACCAATGGTGCATGCTCAATGCACACCGTGCTTTCCACTTCGCATTGTTGTCTATCGTTCGACATCATGGTCTCCGTCGTCATGCGTTATAGTCCTCCACCTTGAACCTCAACATGCTTGAGCGTCATGCCAATTTTCATGAGCCGGTCAAACAGTTCCTTGACCGTGTTTGTCTGATGCCATCCTAATTGTTCACCGGTCATCTGTGACAGTGCGACGGTATCAGCAGTTCCTATCGTCACGGGCTGCGGTTCATAACTGTACGCAGTCACATCATTTGTGCTCACCACTGACCGCACGACCATCGAGTCCGTGTAGAATGTGTTCGTGACCGATCCCTCCACGTATAAGTTAGTCACTGCATTCTTCACAAAGCACATCTCGTTATTCGTCGTCACCACATCGCGAATCACATACGCACTTTGCTGCCATACTTCGCATGCGAACGCCGGGGCAAATGCGATCTTGAATGACAGCATGGTCATGCTGTTCGGCTGCGGTACGCCGCCTATCTGGTACTCGGCAAGTACCGAGCTTGCCACAATCATCATCACTGCTGATAGCAAAGACATTGTCTTCATGAGTCTCCCTTACTTTTTTTCGACCACGAGTGAACATGGTCCAAAGGTTATCGTTTTTGCATTGGTAGTGAACTGTCTAACATATATGCCGACATGCGTATTCGCATTCATTGGCGTTACACCTTCAATGGCAATCTGCATCGGCGCATTAGGATTCACGAATCGTTTCGAGAATTGCGGTATGTACACGTCGCCGATGAATACCGCGAGTTCGTAGTCGACCACGCTTGATGAAGTGTCGAGCGTGAAATTGCCGGATATTCTATATATGCCTTGTTTCTTTGGTTGCAGTTGTGCAATGAACTGGTAGGTCGGTACATTCGTAGGCGGGTACATCTGCATCCACGTTTCATCCGCTGGAGTCTTCTCCCATCCTGTATGCGCGTACTCGTGAAAGTTCGTAAACAAAATCCATACGCCGTTTGCAGGCAATGAATACGTGACACCGTCGGAAAGCATGCCTGTGCGCCATAGGTTAGCGTATACATACAGATTGCTAAAGATATGGTACTGGTTCATATCCATGTTGCCTGTCATTGGCAATAAACCATCGCGCCTCAAGTATGTCGAATTCACGAATGGCCGTTCTACTTCAACAGTGTAGTTCACATTCACCACATCGTTACTGTGTTGCGAACCACTTTCGGGATTGCCTACGTGCAGTGGCGCGAGCTTCCCGGATGCGCTTGACGCCGCGTTCGTGAACACCGCCATGCCACCGCCGGGCACAATAGCGGACGCTGGATCGTACACATTGGCGATTGAGTATCGAGACACATTGTCCAAGAACACTATCGACGGGCCGGTCATCGCAGGCGAATCGGCCAACAGTGTCACCTTGTTCGTGGCCGTGTCGGCGTTTCCTGTTCTTGCCGTGACAGCCTTCGCGTATAGTGGTGCATAGGTGAATGCAATTGCCGCATCAGGCGCGTAACCATACCCGGTCATAGATAGAAGGTGCAACCCGTCATTGTACCTGTTGACTATGGACACAATGCTACCCAGTGTATACATGTCCAAATAAGGGCCTGCGCCCATCAATACCTGATCGGCCTTGAGCCTGACATTCTGATTCATCGTCGGATTCGTAACCATCAATCCTCTTGCGAATGACGTTTTCAATTCTATGCTGTTCGTGAGCACATTATAATTCACCGCGCAGAAGCCCTTCTTGTTCTCGATGCCTTCGTCTGCGTCTGCTACATACAGCCGTGCATATGCACTGCCATATACTTTTCCACTGCCGGTTTTCACGCTCAAGCCTTGACCGTACTTTCCTACTAAGGTCACAGTCTCCCCCCAGTTGTCCCAGTCAATATACGGGCCGCATCCGAATGTCGCGCCGTCCGTCGTGCCCAGCCATAGATTCATACTCGGGTGCGCTATGTTTGTCAAGCCTAAGTTCGTGAACCATGCCGTACCGCCGCTGGACAATTTGGAAGCAGTAGCGAGTTGCACTTCGTTTGTCACGCAACGATAGTTCATGAGGCAATCGCCTTTTCTATTCCATGATCCTTCATCCGCGTCTGCCGCATACACTCTGCACAAGCCTGTATATTCAGTCAAGGTCTTTCCCAGTCCGTTCATGAATATCAAGCCCATACCTGATCTGCTGGCAATCGAGAAGTTATTGCCCCACACATTGAAGTCCATCCATGACCCGTTGCCTGATGTCGTATACGTGCTGCCCAGTCGCAAGCTCACCATGTCTTGAGCATAGTTCGTTATCGTGAATGTGCCATCCACACTTTCACCCACTGATGTTATTCTGTTTGACAAATCCGTCTCTACCCATGATGCCCGATTCGATTCGGCGACTATCTGGTTCGACAAGCTGCCATCTATCCAAGCCGTGAGATTCGATATAGCAACAATCTGGTTCGATAGACTTCCATCTACCCATGCTGTCGTGTTCGATAGTCCGACTACCTGATTCGACAAGCTGGTCTCCACCCATGCGGCCCTGTTCGATTCGGCTACTACCTGATTCGATATGCTGCCGTCTACTATCGCGAACGCATTCGATACTGCAATGATCTGATTCGATAAACTTCCGTCCACCCTTGAAAGCATGTTCGACAATGCGACAATTTGATTCGATACTGATGTCTCTACCCATGCAGCCCTATTCGATTCTGCCACAACCTGATTCGATATGCTACCGTCCACCCATGATGTCCGGTTCGATAGTGCAATTACCTGATTCGATATGCTTGTGTCCACTACCGCCATTGTATTCGACAATGCTGCCAACTGATTCGAGACCGAGCCGATCTGATTCGATAGACTTGTTTCTACCCACGAGGCACGGTTCGATTCCGATACGATCTGATTCGATATGCTGCCGTCTATCCACGCCATTGTATTCGACAATGCGCTCACCTGATTCGATACCGCTACCGTCTGATTCGACAGTGATGCCTCCACCACAGAAGCACGATTGCTTTCAGCGAGTATCTGATTCGAGAGCGAATGCGTAATGCCCGCATAGGTGCCGGACACCGCCACGATTGTATTCGATAGCGTGCCTTCAGTCCATGATGCTCTGTTCGATTCTATTATCACCATGTTCGATACGCCACCAATAGCAGTCGTGAACTCGTTCGACAAGAATGTTTCAACCCATGCCGCTCGGTTGCTTTCGGCCACAACCTGATTCGATACGCTGCCGTCTACAAGCGCGCACGTATTTGACACCGATACGATCTGGTTCGACATGTATGTCTCCACCCACGAGGCGCGATTGCTTTCGGCCACAACCTGATTCGACAAACTACCGTCAACGAGCGCGCAGCTATTCGATAGAGCGACTATCTGATTCGACACGTTCGCCTCGACCCATGAAGCGCGGTTGCTTTCCGCTACCACTTGATTCGATATGCTGCCTGATACGAGCGCGGCACCGTTCGACACGGCAACGATCTGGTTCGACAAGCTCGTCTCCACAGTCGTTGCTCGATTCGATTCAGCCGACGTGCTGGTTGTCGATGCTTGTGCAGCCATGTTTGTCAGTGGTGCGAATGCTATTTCATTCGTCGTCCACCGAGACACCATCCTGATCTGCGCGCCGTCAATCTTGCTGCCTTTCTGGATGTCGTACACACCCGCGAAAGCTGCGCCGACAAGGCTACTGGCCATTAGGCATAAACATAATCCACGCATAAACGTCCTCCCCTTCATAAGTTGAACCAACTTCATTGACATTCCAGCGAATTATCGAGCCCGCTGGTAATGCAATCGAAACTTCTTCCTCCGGGATCATTGTAGTGCCGTCCGTCAATGTCAACACGTTCATCGAGGGCACGCCGTCCACGGTCATCTCTACTTCACAATCACTGCCTTCTGGGGCCTTCTTGCTGCCTCCAGCAAGCAATGTAACTACACCGCCGCCCGCTGGTACTCTGTAGGCCATACTACTCAAGAGTTCGCCCACCACAGGCAACCCTTCCGACATGAAGTATATCGGGTATGGCGCGGTCGCAATCGGCACCACTGTCTGCGCTGTGTCCGGTTCATCCATGACGTTTACCATGAATGACCCATACTTCGTGATTGAACCATCGGAACATGACCAGAACACATCAAGATACACCACGGTCGTTTGTGGTGACATGTACCCTACAGGCACTACAATGGTCACTTCGTTGTTTTCAATAGGTGCCGCTGAAGCGTAAATCTTGCCACCCATTGTACGCCAGTACATTGAGTACATCACCAACAGAGCATTGTCGGGCTTCACGCCTGCGCCGTCAAGTGCGGATATAACTTCCGTCCACACGCGGCCGCGCGCGGGCGAGAATGCGCCTGCAATCTGCTGTACGTTTATCATGATACGCCTCCGCGTTTACCTGTTTTACGCGCATATGCTGCGCTGGATATTTCAACTCGTTTCGCGTCAATGAACTCTGAGCTTTGCGTGGTCAATGCCAGTTTCGTGCCTGATATAGAATGAGTCACCGATGCAATGTCGATCACGAGTCCACGCAACTCAGGATCGAACACGAGTTCGCATCGGTCTCCGGGCAGTATGTCTGGTCTGTTTGTTCGCAATGGTAGTTCGCCTGCCACTATCGGTACGCTCATCTGTTTGTGCAGCGAGCGCACTATGTCACCCATTTCATTCGTCAAGTCTTGGTCGCTATCTGTGCCTCCATTTACGATCCCGAAATCTTCATCAATGAAGCCTGCGTCCGCATCTATTCCGTAATGGTCATACAACCAGCCTTGTTGACTCAATTCGCTTGTGAAGCGAATGTCCTGCCCTACGCCTATGTTGACAGTCACGCTGCCGCCCGTGACTGAGAACCGCATCTTGTCGAAGTCTTTGTCCAGTCCTACTTCATCGTACTCGGCGGTTGCTGAACGTGCCACTTCTACCGTCGAGCTTGGCACCTTGTCCTCATTCACGATGCCGGGCACGGCCACGTCTTCTGGATTGCCAGTCAGTGTGACTTGTTTCGTGCATCGCTTGACGTCACAACTCTCCAGCCGCACCGTTGTTGCACAGTCAGTAATATCCTCCGCGAGTTCACCCGCGCCTGTTATCATGTCTGTGCCGATCCTGTGAATGGGCGTGGCTTCCCTGTCGAATATCTCAATCTGCGTACCATTGAATCTGTACGCGCTACGCGGGAACCGCTTCTGCACGTATTCAGCGAATGCGGAAGCGAATGTCGCTGCCACAAGCCAACATGCCTTGACCTTGAAATCGAGGGGCGTGCTCACAAGCGACGGTGCCGCGCCGCAGCCGGTGACACATCTTGCCATGACATTGTTCACACAGTACCGCATCAAATCCACCACAGGCGTCCCGATCTCGTCGGCTATCCGTACTATGTATGACAGTTGCATCTTTCGCCCGCCTGTGAAGCCTGCGCCCGCGTCCGCATAGGATATAGCCCTGATCTGCCTTGTGCATGCGTAGTTACCAAGCCCTTGCACAACATAGGATCGCATTACCACGCCCGCCGTTGCTGACAATGGTTTCTTTCTGAATATCACTCTGCCCACTACTCGGATGCCATGGGCGACAACATCGACATGCGTGCCGGGCAACAGCACGGTCGCTGAAGTAAACGACAAAATCACAGAGCCGAGAGCGTTCACAACCACAACGTTCCCGGCACCAATCCCTGCCAATGATCTTACTGTCTGGGTCATAGTATGATGTCGTAACCCCATGAGTCCACGAGCACATAGGGGCATGAAACATTGGATGGAACCTGTATCCGCAAGTGCATGACATTTTGCGTATAGAGCAACATCAGGTGACGAACTCGTATCAGTTGCCATCCACGAGCCGGATGCAACTTCACTGTAACCTCGCTTATCGGTTGCGAACCGAATGAACCTGTATCATGGGTCATCGCCACATTGACAGGCACAATCAAGTTTCCGGTCTGTTGCGCGAAAGCGTTGCGCCATGCCCTGCACAGTATCCACCCCTCAATCTGTGCTGCCCGAGTCCCGCTTGCTTGGTCTATCGTATAGGGCCATTCGATGTCCAGCCCATCAGTCACCAGTGTGCCGTATCGAACGATAATTCCTGCATCGTATGTCATGCCCAAGTCCGGGCGTTGGATCGGCCTGACCGTGACCGTAGTCGGGTCATACATGCCGGGATATGAACTCAACCCCGTCGAGAAAAACTTGTCAAATGCTTCGATGCTTGTCAGAGTCATTGTCGTCTCCTACTGGGCCTTTACAATTTCGATCCATGCGCGCTTCACAATGAAGTCACATTTCAGTCCACCATCAGCCGCAGCGGGTATGCCAAAGGATAATTGATTGACACCACTGGGCGTGACCGTGAACACCAGCCTAAGCGTGATAGCCTGCCCTACGTTCGATGATACCTTGTATAGCTGGTTCTGGTATAGGCTCGCTCCGGTATCTACCCTGCGAAGACTAATTATCATAGGCTGGTCGGGATCCGCAAGGTATGCCACGTTTACTCGTGGTTGCACTTGCACGCAGAAGGCAACCTCCTGCGTCGCCGCTGCATATGCTGGGCACGTCCACGCCTGCATCGCAAAAGTGTCAACCGGGGTCGCGCCCTGACTGAAAAACAATCCCCACGTATTGTCATCATCTGTCACGCGTGACACACCCAGTCCTCCCGATGTCGATGCGGGATTCGTAAGCGTCCACGATTCGGGCGTCCTCTCAACCGGTGATCCTTGCGCCAACTCAATTGAGAAGTCAGCATTCTTGAACATATAGTCCGATGTCATCATGCCCGCCTCCGTTACCTCGAAAGTGAATATCAAGCTGCAAAATGAACTGCCATGCAACTGGCCCGGCAACACGTTCGTACACAGTTGCGAGCCGAAGGGCAAGTACCGCTCGCTCGTTGTGGGATTGACAATATCGCTGCCGACCGCATTCGATGCTGTGTATGCCTGATAGAAGCGAAGGTCTACTCGCTTCTGTGCGAACTGTCTGAACGTGCGACGCCAAAGGTCGTACTGTTGCAGGGGCATACGCAATGTCGTGCCCACGTCATATTCCACTTCACACGTCACGGTCTGCGTCAAGCCACCGAGTCCTTGAATCTGCGACCATAGCGAACTGTTCAACGGGGTCTTTTCCACCGTGCCCGCCGATTGAACATTGAATACCGGATTGTCATTGACAGAGCACAGCACGGTGCCTTGTTGTACACCGTTCAAGTACAGCCGCACAATATCTGGTTCAGCCATGGAGTCTCCTATGCCGCTGATCGTTGTGTTGCCAGTGCGTCCATACGCCGCTTCAAGTCCTCAATGGCCTTCTGGTGCGTCTCGATGGCCTTAGTCGTTGCGGTTGCTGCCACATCTTCTTTCTGCCACGTCTCGCGCATCTTGTCAAACAGTGTTGCCATTTTCTCGTGGGCGACGAATTGCTTTTTCTCTGCCGCTTCTTGCGCCTTCTTCACCTTGTCTACAGCGGTCGTTTTCTTCTCATCCTTGCCCTTGCCTTGATCTTCTGGCTTCGTCGTATATCTGTCCGACCACTGCTCTTTGTCACGCTTATCTTTCTTCTCACGTTCCTTCTTTGCGCCGGGCCTGCTTTCGTCAATTGCTTCCGCTGCCAAAGCCTCTTGACTATCTCCTGCACGTTCTGGCTTGGCGCGCTCTCGGGCAATGTAGCGCATCTGATGTTCGCGCTCTGCCTTTGCGAATTTCTCGTCTTTCTCCTTGTCGGCCTTAAAGGATGGGCTACGCTTCTGAGCCGAGTCACGGTACTCTTTGTCCTCGCGCTGTTCGACGAAATCTTCTTCGTCCTTCTTCTCGGCTTCTGCTTCGCGATGCTCAACCGTCCACTTCGCTCGTCGCTCTGCGGTCTTTTGTTTCCGCTCTGCTTTCCACGCCTTTGAACGTTCGGTGCCGGACATCATTTCTTTCTTGGTTTCTTCCTCGACCGGTTTCGACTTGGCCTCCGCTTCCTTATCCGTCGCCTTGGCGCACTTGTTTGCTGCCGCCGCAAGAGCTTCTATCTCCCTTTCTGCTTTCGATACCACCGCCGTCTTGCTTCCCATCTCCACGTCTGTTCCTAACCCTTGTTTGACAGCCGCCTTGCCACCTGCACGCGATCTTTCTTCTTGGTAGGTCTCCTTACCTGCCCTATAGCCTTCGTTGCCCACTGCCGCCAATATCTCCCCTGCGCGGGACTTCTGCGTCGCGCCCTGCGTCGCATAGTCCGCTTGCATCCGTTCTTTCTCGCCGGTCTGCTCACGGAGATTCATCTGCTTTGCGTCTGCCAACCTCTTCTGCTTTCCAAGCTTATGCACCTGATCGCCTGCGCTCGTAGCTGCTTCTTCAAACATGCTGCCCATGCCGGGGAGCTTGGCCATTGCGTTGAGTATCGACGACACCATATCGGTCGCCTGATATTTCATGGTCACAATTTCGCTGTTCGCCACCGAGAATAGCAACTGCATCTTGAGTCCAACAATGTCGATTGCCGTCATCCAGTAATTCCAATATGACTTAGTAGCACCGAGAATGTTCGACACCAGTTCTTCTCTCATCTCTCCTAACGCCGACACCGCCGCACGCGCACCGGAACTGACAGCCTTGACAAAGTCCGTGCCGTATTCCACAATCACTTTCTCAATCGGAGCAACCAAGTATTCCGAGATCACAAAACCCATTTCCATGAGTGCGTTAGTCAACTGTGCGCTCCGGGCAATACATGTATCGAGATTGTCTGCCGCATAACCCGCCGATGCACCTGAAGCGTTGTTGACTTCATCGGTCGCCTGCTTCACGAGATTGACACCGCCCTTTGCCGCGTTCAACAGTTCGGTCATGCCCTTTGCGCCGCGCCGGGAGAATATCGTAACCATGTCCGCTGCGGTCATTCCTTTCGCGGCCATTTCGTCAATCAGTTCGGCCATGGTCTTTACTTCGCCACTCGCTTTTTTGATCTCAATGCCATACTTCGAAAAGGTATTGTCTCCTGTCTCTGCAATGGACATCAGCCGCATCATTGCGACGTTCAACTGAGAAGTGGCTGCTCCGCCATCCTTCACCGCATTGCCCATCCCTAACGCTGTGCCGACGATCTCTTGAAACGAGTATCCCATCTCTTGTGCCTGCGGTGCGATTGTGCCCAAGGTGTCACCGAGTTCTGATAGCCCGCTATACACACCCTTGATACTCGACTTCGCCAACACATCCATCACGTCGCCTGTACGGCTGCTATCTATCCCGTACTGCCGCATCACTTGCGCTGTGATTCTGTAGGCGTCCGCAAGTGAATTCTGCGTTGCTGTGGCCAGTTCTGCTATGTCATCAGTCGTCTCGTATATCCGCGCTGTGTCCTGACCTTGTTTTGCCAAGATGGCCATGGCCTGTACTGTTTCCTCCGCGCCGTACATCGTATTCTCGGCCATGTTCCGTGCATGCAGTGAGACAGCCTCGAAGTCCTCACCCATCGAATGTGCGGTATTCTTGGAAGCCCACTCCAGTTTCTCGTAGGCTTCTTCCATGTGCAGTAGCTTCTCGATGCCTTTCTTTGCGCCTTCGTAAAGGGCCTGACCGCTTGCGAACTCGAATATCTTCTTGAGCGCGCCTCCGCTGCCTTCCTTGGTTCCCTCGGCCAATTTCTGTCCTACCTTGACGCCCGCCTTCTGTGCATCCGTCTCAAGCTGTTTCCACACCTTCTGGATGTCTGCCGGGTCGCCCGTGATATTGATTACCATTTCGGATTTCGATTGCATGCTACTCCTTCGAGTCCAGTTCGACTTGACTCAACACATTCATGGCGTCCACATACTTCATGGGCTGATCTATTATACCGCCCGCTACAGGATATTGATTCATGCAATGATACGTATACCACTGCATGTACAGCCTTGATACATCAGTGGCAATCCGCAGTAAACATGTCTTGCTTCCTTGCATTACGATCACGGTGCGCCCGTATTCGATTCCACGGTTTCGGAGCTTGGTTGTGTCGAGTCTGAAGGTGCAACGTCTACACCACTCGCCGGGTTCGCCGGTGCTACAACTGCTGCCGGGACGCTGGCAGGGGAAAGCCCTGTTGCGACGGGCATAATCGATTCGCCCTGCCATGTCCAGTTTTTTCTTTGTGATGCCGACAAGTGGTTATAGGCATATATCGCCGTCGAGAGTTCATCGAGAATCCGGTACCGCTTGCCGAATGTCTTGACAAGCCATTCGAGCGGTATACGCATCGCCCTATCGCCCGTGCGCGTCGTGAAGCTTTCGGATCGTGGTATCTCGATGTTGTCATCCTCTACATGCAATGACTTGATCCCTACCAAGCACATACTCACCCACGCATAAGACAAGGCATGCCCTTCATCATAGCCTGCCTTGTCCCACTGATGTGCTACCCGGCCAACTTCGAGATCGACCCATGACGGTGCATTGAGCACCATCCACTTCGTCTTGACCGTGCCCTTGTCGGATGCCAACTCCACTGCGGTACGCTCATCAGCCGACAACCCTGTCAGAATTTCTCCCAGCATGCTTCTCTCCTGTGTTCGTTTGTGATTACTGTCCGGGCCTACGGCAGATAGTTGAACCGCAGAGTCAGTTCCGTTTCCACGGTCTCTGCCGACATTCTCATCTCCATGTTGTGCCGCCCCTCGCCGTCCTCATCCTCGGGCGGTGTCTGGACAACCTGCCCGCCTGCAATCAAGACCATCGTGCCACCGTTCGCTGCCTGAGTCTGATAGAGCAGTCTGCACATCGTTGCAGCGTCCCATCCGACAATAGCTGCAATGTCGAATGTGTCATTCATGTCCGGGGTCATCACTATCTTCGGTGCTCTGTTCGTGATGATCGTACCGATTTCGCCGTACTTCCCTTTATGGCCCTTGCGCTGTTTCACTGTCGGTTGCCACTGGAGTTCAACACGGGCAAAGTCCATGGGATACGCAACGCCGCCGATCTCCAAGTCCACCTGACCGGCAAGTTCTGCCGTCTCGGCGTTCGCGAATGATGTTGCAGTCACCGGCGACATTGCACCGGTCACTGTATCGTAGTACCGACCGGAAATCGTCATTGCGACTTTCCACAACCCGCCTGCGTCCGAGCTCATGATGAAGCCCACCTTGCAGTCAACGGCCTTGTATATCAGGCCGTCAAAGTAATGCCACACCGACAGCAGTGTGCCATTGTTCGACACCGGCTTGTACTCTGCCAGCGTCGGTGTCTTGGTCGTGCATACCAAGTCTGCTGCTTCGAGCAGGTTTCTGAACGGCGTGCTGGGGGCGTGATATTTCTCCATCAGTGCCGTACTGATCGGAAGCACAATGTCCACCGATGCGGTCGCTGAGTAGTGCCGGGGGCCGGGCCTTGCGGGCAACGGCGTGTGCGCGCCGCGAGCATTGCCGCTTCTCTCCAACGTCTCGCCTTCGATCTTGGGGGGCGACACTTCATACGCCTCCAAGAGTTCTCCGGCTATGGGCACGTTCACTCCGGGCCATGCGTATACGCCTGCCCCTGATTGTTTCTTCACATACAACTGCTGTAGTGCTGTCAGTCTCATCGTCGTCTCCGGTGTCGTTATTCTGTTCGTGTGAATCGTGGACTCGCGCCCGTCATTTCACTGTGTAGTTTTTCGCCTTGAAGTGCGCCACCTGATTCCGTGGTACCATGACCTCCACCCCTTGGGTCGTGAGCATGGCCACATTCGTTGCCTCGCTGGTAGGCGACTCTGCTTTCAAAGCATCTGTTTCACGCGCCGGGGCGATTGACTGCTCCGGTTTCCTTGTGCTGTTCTTCATTGACTTGCTCCATCGTTGTTCGATATGTTACTGCTACAGAAAGTGTCACGCGATAGTAGTTGCCTTCGCGCTCGGTGTCGGGTTCAACCACTGCGGTCGCCTCCTTCAATCCTAAGCCTAAGTCCGGGGGCCTGTTTTTCCACGCCCACCACCACAGCCAGTGCAGCAGGCAATCTGCTTCGTGCTCGAGAAGTGCCTGCCAGTTCGTGGACTTCTTCACCTGATCCATGCTGGGCACATGTTTGAGTATCACGAGCTTCACGAGCCGTTTCACTATGCCGGTGCGGGTCATGTTGACTGGCCCGTCCGTCTCGATCAGGAAAGTGTTATGCCACGCCTTGGCCGACACTTCGCGCTGCTTAGTGATGCGCTGGGGCTTGTGGTAACCTGCGAGCATCGCAATCGAGCCCAGCATCTCATGCACTACCATGTACGTCATGGCCGTAGCTCCACCGCGAGCATGGCTAAGGGCACGCCGAGGCATGCCCTATTCGTCCCGATGTCGTATAAGCTGGTACTCATACCTTGCCGCCCCATGATTTCTTGACCCTACGCACCGCTGCGTCGAATGACTGTTTCACGCGCTTCTTGAACACCCGATCAAACTCCTCTGTCGTGTAGCTGAAAAACGGCCTGAGCACTTTCTTCTTGCCACTGCCTAACCGGTCGTGGATATAGGCAACGTCGTTCGTTGTCATCGTCGGCGTGGCCCGGTACATCTTTGTCACTCGTGACCGCGCAATGTTGGTGGCCTTCTGTTTCCCTACGCCTCCTTTCCATGACTTGCGAATGATGCGTGCATTCTTGCTCTTTGTGGAGCGTGTGTCCTCGCCATAACGCCTGTCCTTGATGAATATCTGGACATGGTTCATCGCCATCTTTCGATGGCTGATATGGTCGCGCATCATGCCGGTCGCATACAGGGGCACCCGTGGCCTGTCCAAGCCGCGCCGCTCCTTTGATCGGATTGTCTTTGCCGCAAGTGGTGGCTGCACTTCTCCCTGCTCGATCTTCTTGCGAATCAACGCCGCGAGGTCGCCTGCTACCGCCATGAGCGTTGGAGTGCAATCGAGCTTCGACCAGTTGATCGACGGGAAAATCACTGCCTTGCTTTTGCCCATCACGCCTCCTCTTCTTCGGAAGCGAGATTCGCCGGGCCTTCACCTTGCTCTACCTGATCGGGTACCCAGTAACAGTAGCAGCGTTCTCCGCATTCATTGGTGCCGTGCGTGGCCTCGAATTCTTCGAGCGACATTTCAGTGCCATGAAGTTCTGCACACCCGTCACATACATTGTCGCCGCCTGTGCTCATCCATGTGCCCATTGCGCTGCCGTCACCGCCAGCCAGTTCACGGGCCGTGTCTACCGCTATGATGGTCGTGCTGGCTTGCACTGCGCTGTCCACTGCACCTTTGGCCAGTTCGGCGAATGGCCCACGGCCAATGTCATCCATCGCGTCAATGTTGTCTATGATCTCTTGCTCGGTGACGCCTGAGTCGAGCCATGATTCAACTTGGCTGTCGAATGACTGAGCCGCGCCTGACGCTTTGGCCTTGATGTCCAGTTCCATCCGGTCTACCGCCGCACCGCTCTTGTCCTTAGCCATTGGTCACCACCTGTTTGATCGCTGCCGACAGTGATGCTGCAATGGCCTTGCTTTTCTTCTCGATGCCGACGTTGCGTACCGCCTTGGCCATGTCTGCTGCCACGTTCTCAAGGTAGTGATTCATGCCGCCGATCACTCTACTTGACCGCAGCAGATACATGGCCACACGTTTCACATTCAATGTCATGTGACCGTCACTCAGCATTGTCTTCGAGAGCCATTGGCGAAACTCGTTGCCGTCTCTCGCCGCGCTCATACGCGCAAGCACGAGAAGCCTGCCGCTTGCCGACTTTCTCACACGCTGAACGGCTGTCGCGAGTTCGACTCTCAAATCGCGCTGCGCCTGATACGCCACCTTGCGCGCCTTGTTCATGAGCTTTGCTTGATCCCGTGTAACCATGACACACCTGCGGTCAGTCCTCGATCATGTGGACAACCCTGTCGGCAATACGATTGCATATCTCGTGACAGATCGGAAGGTCTCCGCTCTCATCGCGAATGCAACACGCTATGTTTGCCACCCATGACTGCCTGTAATCCGGGTCAGCCTTGAACGCATCCCGCATTGCTTGCCTGGCCTCTGCCACTGTGACTTTCTTTTTCATCGTTCTTTCTCCTGTTTGTGTTATCGTGTGAACTGTAGCGAGTTCATGGGTTCGTGTTCTGTTGCAGGCTCGAAGTATACAAAGTCCAGTGCATTCACCTTCGCTTCCCACTCCTTGTCAGCAAGAGCCCGCTTCTCCGCGTACACGCTATCATCTGTGCGCTGCAACATAAACAGTACCAGCCGCAATGCACCCCACTTGATCGCCGCGTCCGCGCCGCGCCAGCCGTCTGGAATGTATATGGCCTTGTGGACTAACTCGTTCTCACGGGCACGGTCTAACGCCTCCTCGACCACTTCGACCACTGGGCACATGCCGGGCATATGGTACACTTCTTCATATGCGTCCAGTATCTGTGGTGCGAAGCCGCCTGCCTGATATTGCACATTGCCGCGAGCCGCGAGAGTAAACGACATCGAAGGCTTGCCCGCGTCCTGCTCTATGACCATGGAAGTGTTAGTCAGAACGGTCTTGACATGATAGAAGCCGATGCCAAATAGAATCACCAGCGTGCCGGGCTTCGCTGCTGCGCCGTGACCGCGCTGGTGCTTGAAATTGCCTTGCGCGCTTGTCAGGGTTGCCGTCGTGCCGTCTGTGGCCACGTCCGACAATACCCCATCACGACCTCTGCCGTCCTTTGGCCAACTGTCCGCAAGTGCAGCAAGTTCCGACTCGAACTCGGGGCAGATACGGCGCAGGTCATCGTCGCCTACGTGGATTCGCAACGCCATGCTACCGCCTGTTGTTCGGAGATTATTCTGCCGGTGCGTCAACGCACGGCACGGCGGTCATGTTGTGACGCTGCCGTGACTTCACGATGGCTTTCTTCTGTCCTGACACCGGGTCAACAAAAACCTCGGTATAAGGCTCGGTCGCGTTCTTCATCGCGTCGTACACTGAGTAGGTCACCTTCGTCTGGACATCGTAGGGCACATTCGTCTTGATCGTGTTCACGATCATCTGGATCCCACTGAGCTTTGCGCCCTGCGGTCTGCCTACCATCACCATCATAAAGTCGGGATGTCCGATCGGCGCGACGGCTGTCTGTGCCGTGGCCGGTGCTTGTGTGACGCCGTCGCTGGGAGCCGGGGCTTGTGCGACTGTGCCTTCGTCTGTAGTGCCTTGCGTCTGTGCTGTCTTTTTCGTGCTCATTCTGTTCTCCGGTTCTGTAGGGCGGTCAAGCGACCGCCCACAATTATCACCTACTGCCTGCTCTCCTTGCTACTGAATCTTGATCCACCCGCTTGTCTTGCCGGTGACATTGAACCACCAGTTGGACGTGCCCGCAGTCGTCGAGTTCGTGATGACCGCAATGCGGTACGCCACACCTCCGGGAGTCGCAATCGGCCACAGGGTAGTATCCCACTTCGTCGGAATGAAAGCGGAGTTCTGAACCACGTTGGTCACGGCGTTGGTCTTTGACATGTCATCCAGAATCCTCACCACGATCTGGGTCGTGACCGCAGAGGGGTCGGGCCATGCCAGTACCGCAATGGCCGGTACCGCGTCCTGCACGCCACGCAAGCCTGCGCTGGCGAACACGCCGCCCTTGTATGACACCGCGCCCACGTCGTTCGAGAGCGTAGTCTGAGACCATGCAGCAAGGCTCATCAGCATTGCTACCACGCACAGCAGTAGAATCATTGTCGTTTTCATCGGAATGTCCTCGTCTTTCTTTTGGGATGCTGGGCCGGGTGAATGAATATCCACCCGGCCCAGCGGTATTGTTTCTCCGCGTCGTGGCTACACCTTTGCCGCCACTTCCAGCCGACTCATGAAGGCGTCGTTCAGAATCTTGCACGTGTACAGGGCGACCCAGCCCACTGAGCTGTAGCGATTCAGTGCGCCGCCCACCTGCTCGGGCGTCTTGATTATCATGCCCGTGTTGACGCTGTTCTCCAGCGGGGCGGTGCCGAATGCTTCGCGACCAAGTGCGAGAACCAGATACACATCCGCTTGCGCGCCGGTCTTGCTGCGCAGTGTGCCACCGGCTACGCCGCCCGCGTCGGGAATGACTGCGGCATTCGTGGTTTCGATGAATCGCAGCAAGCCGTAGCTACCGAACTCGCCGGGCATGAGCGTGGTGTTCCCAGCGTAATTGCGCACGGGCACATATCCCGCGCCGTTCGCGCCGATGGCCTCAATCGCGGGCTTCAGGTGCGAATGCACGATGCAGGGGAAGCACGGCATGATCGGCTCTGCCACGGAGTCGAGCGAACTGGGCACAAACTCCGTGAGCGGACGTGCAAGACCCGTGGCGAGGTTCATCAAGAGCCGGTCGAGGTCTTGATAGGTCACGGTCGTTTTCACGTCCACACGAGCGGCGACGTTGTTCGCATAGACCACGGAATTGCCACCCACGATCTTGTCGCGGGTCACGAGGTCAAGCGAGACGCCCATCTGCTCGCCGAATGCGTCCACCATGGAATTGAGAACCACGTCCTGCTCGGTGACAGACTTGAGACTCGATGTCTCCGTGTAGTCGCCAAACTCTTCGAGCTCGGCATCCACGTTCGTCTTGTCCCAGTTCTGTCCGGGCGGGTTCACGCCTTCAACGAGCGGAGTCGTTGCGGGCTTCAGCGATTCGACGCGCACCCAGCGCACGATGCTGCCCATGTTCGGCATGAGATTGCCGCGCCGACCAAACAGGCCATGCACGAGATTCGGCACTGCACGGATCAGCAATGCGCGGTCGAAAAACTCCTCAACTGCATTGGGCACTTGTGCCCCGGTATTACCAAGCGTTACCATTTGAGTCTCCTTGTGCTACCAAGGTAGCAATTTTATTGTTAGTGAACACCCATTGCAGCGCGGCGCGCCGCAAGCTCCTTGGCCGTCATCGTTCGATTCGGGCCGGGGGCTGAACCACCACCAGCGGGGTTCTGGGATTGCTCACTCTGTTGTGTCTTTACTTGAAACGCCGGAACGCCAATCGTGCGCAGGTCATTGAATGTTTCAACATTCTTCTGCATCTGCTCGACGGTCAATTCCTTGCCCGCTTCGGGCGCGACAAACTTCGATGCAAACGTCGCCTTGTGTTCGGGCACTGCGAGAATCGCGGCCAGATGCTTTGAGACCTCGCCGTACTTGGTTTTCACCGTCTCGGCTTCTCTCGTCTCGTATGCCGTGAGCTTCTGCTTCATCGGCTCGAATTGCTTCTGGTACGTTTCATTCTCTTGTGCCAACTTCTGCAACCGTTCGTCTGCGGCGGTCGTCATCAGTTTCACCCTGTCCTGCTCTGCGAATTGATCGCGGCGCATTCCAGTCACTTTCTCCAACAGGGCGGTCGCTGATTCCCTCACGGCTTTCGCTTCTTCCCTGACTGTGTGCAACTCACCCTGCGTTTCCTCGCGGGTGAATAGATCACCTTCAGGCATAAGCGCGGCTACTGCGGACACGCAGGCTCCTGCCTGTGCATCATCCAGTGTCAACCCTGCGGCCTTCAGGACGCCGGGCAACTTGCCTTTGACTGATTCAAACTTGAACATTTCATCTCTCCTTGTTGTGAAACGGTTTCAACCGCGTCGGCTACCAGTATACCATACTTCACTACGATTTGTCAAGTTCTCTCCTATGCAGCCTCGCACACACGTCCCCACATCGAGGGGAAAAGAGAACGCCCCGACTTTCGCCGGGGCGTTCTGAAAGGTGCCGTGGGGGTAGGAATCCTCACGGCGGGGCAGTATAACGGTTGCTCTGAATCTCTCCTGCTTTCGTCTGTCCGCTTCCCGGCTTCAGCCGTTCAATGGACATCCTTGCAGGTGCAGAATCAGCCACACCGCTGCACTATAATACCATTTCCTTGCGTGGATGTCAACTCTGTGACAATAAGCTGGCCTACATACACCGCATTGCCATGTCGAGGGGAAAAAAAGAAGCCCGACGCTATCAACATCGGGCTTCTGAACTGTAGTAGGATGCAGGTTGCCAACATCCAACGAACCATTATACCATATTGCACTGCCGGTTGTCAAGTAAA